TATGCTAATGCAATTACTCTTAAGTCTTTGAATCTAGGAGGGAACGCCTCATTTGTTCCACTAGATACAATTTTAATTTGGAATCCAACAAATTCATCCAGATCATCCACAGTAAATTCATACTCTCTAAACTCATCCTCTTGACTTGCTGGAACAAATACATCAGGTTTTCCATTATTTAATTTAGGATCAACAATAATCTTATCAATGCCAACATCCCTCAAATTGTCAAAACCAGGAAATAGTTCATACGATTGTTCTATCTGATCTGAATCAGTTTTGAATAGTCGATATAAAACTCTGAAATCAGAAGATGGAGGTCTATAAGCACTCACTAATACTTTTAATGATGTTGATGCTTGTTTTAAATTCACTTTTTGTGAAATATAACAAGTGGCATGTGGATCTCCAGATATATTATTTGATCGAGTATCTGTAGCATAATCAGATATAGGTGAATTTAACCTATTTCTTAATAATCTAAAGGCACCATTCATTGTATCCAATACTGGTGATAGGTTTGGATCAGTTGTGCTAAATCTAGTTAAAAGTGTAACTGATTTATTTCTAGGTAAATTACTTAACCTAGAATCTTCATTTGGTTTAGAACATGCTAATCTTGGTGAAGATAATCTATTAATTTGATTAAATTCAACATCTTCAAATCCTTGATCTACAAATGATGCTTCAGATCCACCCTCACTTGTTCCAGAAACTGATCTTAATTGAGATGAAACTGTTGTTGATGGAGCTGGTACCATCACATTAAATGACGGTATAAAAGCATCATATTGGAAGTTTTGAGAAGCCACTGTTTGAGTTGATCCTCCAACTTTTTCCTCTGTAAAACTAATCTGATTTACTCCACTTGATCGATTAAGTAGATTTGGTCTTCCTCCACCTCTATTAATTTCTAGTAAATAAGTGTCACTGGTTTTCAATGATTGTAATGTTGAATTAGTAGGCACATTATGAGTTGTATTAATACCTGTTAATGATATACCATTAAATTCATATTTAAATGCTTGATCATTTACAAAGTGGAAATCTTTTGGTGAACCACCAAATCCTCTCTCCCCAACTGATAAATTACCAACCCCTATTCCATTATAGAAAATAATTTCTTTTCCAATCTGAACATATCCAGCACTAGTTGATATTCCTTCAAAAGTAGCAAATGGTGTTGTATTTGCAACTGAAATAATAGTATCCGTTGAATTAATATCTGCTGTTAGTAAAATTCCAGGAGTATCTGCTTTTACACCATCAATTTGTACAACATTTTGAATTGAATTCATGGAATGGTTAGAGTTATTAATCTCAAGAATATTTCCAGAATGTAAATCACCGTTAACTAATGAATCATTTCTTACATCAACTCCAGAATCAACGATTGTATCATTTACAATATCAGTGTAATACACTAATCTTCTACCATCATTAAATTTTTCGCCCTGAACATTCGTCAGATATAAGGTATCAATACCAAATGTTTCAGTTACTGTTATTTCAGCATTAGTTCCAGCATTTCCAACATCTGCTGTAGTGATTCCCAAAACATCACCTACAACATAACCATTACCAGTTGCAGCAATCGACACACTTGCTATTTCTCCAGAAGTTATCTGAACAGTTCCTGTTGCTCCTGTACCATTACCAGTTATAGAATATAAGTTCACATTAGAATGTGTAATATTATTACCAAAATATCCAGTTCCAATTGTTGTCAAACCAATAGTATCTATTGGACCACCTCTTTTTTCTACAAATCCTTTCGCATCTGTGGAGTTTGTATAAGGTGAAATGTTAGATGCTGAAACTTTGGTTCCAACTGGTATTGTGTTAGTTATACCAGTAGTTGTATCAATACCAACAGTTAACTTTCTTGGATATGTTTTTAATGAGTTATCTTGTAATCTAGAATTGACTAAATCATTTGTTGATAAATCAGAATTAAACAGTGTAAGAGAGCCTGGTGTGGTTACAAATGAACATTTGTATATGCTAAATTTCAAATCCTGAGTTTGGGTTGCTGTCCAAATAGTTCCATTTTGAGATTTGAATAAACTTCCACCAAGATATTGTTTAGTGACTATACTCTTTGATCCTTGATCAACTCCAAGTGTTTGAGTTTCAATAGTTTCCTCACCCATTTGAGCAATCCACATCTTATATGCGATTGTTGCTGGTGCTAGAATGACTATAGCATACTCCCTAGCAGGTTCTAAGTATATTGGTGATGGGAAAGTAACCCTTGTTGCTAATGAGGCATCTGTGGATGTTTTTACAACTGACTCCATTCCATCTGAATCTAATTCAGTAGGGTCTAAAACAACTTCAGCATAATCAGTAACTAATTGACTTGTTGGAGTTCCTAGTTCAACATTTCTTATTTGAATTGTTACTGGCACATTATCGTCTTTAGCAGCAAAGAATAAATCTAATGATGATAGGAACATTCCTGTTTCATCCACAGTGAATGACTGTGCTAGTGGATCAATTGGATTAACAACTGGTGGAGGTGGTGGTGGTAAACGACGAACCACTGTTGTTAGTGTAAAGGTTTCAATTATTCCATTTGTTACATACCTTGCATCCCCACGAGTTATACCAATACCTTCATCTCCAGGTAATGGATTGGCGTTATTAACACTTGATGTTAATCTAAATGTTTTAGTTCCATTTGTAAATCTTAAAGGTGGTGGGGGAGAAGTATTTGGATTTCTAAAGAAGAATGCTCCATATACTGAACCAAATGTATCTGGTATTAATCTTACATCAGTAATGGTTGCGATTGCCCCGCTTGTTTGACCAACTAATCTTAGATCTTTTCGAACTCTACCAAAGAACTGACCTTGAGCATCTTGACATAATGAAGCAATATCTACATTTAATATAACTGAAGATTCTGTGTAAAAGGATCCTAAATTCAATGTTGTATCATATGGATTGCTTTGGAATACCGTAGTGGGATCATTATAAGTTCCTGTTTTATGATTTGGTTGTGCCAATCTAAATGAAATTAATTGATTTCCTTGACCAAATGTTCCAATAACAGTTTCACTTGTAGTAAATGTTCCAGAAACCATGGAAATTTCTAACAATTTAGGGACGATATCAATTCCACTCCTCCCTTCAAAGAATGGATAATGTCTAACACCAGGAGTAAGAGAAAAGGCACTAAATCCTACATTTCTAGATCTTATGAATGGATCGGATGTAGTTGATGATAAAATTCTCTCAACAGATGTTCCTGCAGTATCTCCAATAACTCTTCTAATTCCACCATCAACTTCTTCTGTTCTTGTCCAATTATCCTCTGAGGGATTTAAATTTATTCTACCTATACGAACAATAACTTCATAAGGATTAACATTTTCAACTCTACTTGCTTGTGGATTACCAATATCAGATTTTACTTCATCATATTTTAAAGTTATAAAATCTCCTGTTTTTTGGACATTTGGATCTAATAATGGCAAATTTTGTGAAAAATCAGCGGTATTTATGTCAATACTTTCGTCTACACCCAATAATGGTTTTATAGCAAAGAAATCTATTGGCGAAATCATTTCTTCATTTACAGAGTCAATACTAACTTTAGTATCTTGATTATCTAAATCAAGTCTCTGGTTATCTTTAAAATCATCTACAAAAAATCCAGATTTAAATCTATCACCAGTTGCATCTTTAATTTGTAAAGTTTTTGTGTCCACCTCCAATAAACTTAAACTTGTTATTATTTCTAAATTTTCTATTCTATCTTCTAATTTTCCAATATCCCTCATGGTATATCTTCTATTATCAATTAATCTAATTTCAGCATCATTTGAATTATAAAGATATGCTGGAAGATTAATTGTAGCAATATGCATTGCACCATCAATTAATGCTGGTGGTTTTGGATTTAATGAAGATACACCTTTGAGAACTGCAAAATTACCCTCATAATCTTTTCCACTAGATAAAATTAACTTATCAATTCTAGGTAAGAAATAACTATAACCTAATCTAGAGTCACCCTCTGGAGCAACTACAAAATTATTCGAACTACCTGAGAAAGTTCTAGTGGTAAATGCAAACGGTGATTCTGTTGTGTTTACACTGGTTGTTACTCTAGGTCTAAAATCAAGAGTATCTGTAGCTCTTAAATTATTTGCTAAAATTGGTATATCACTTGTAAATCTATCCTGATCATAAGAATTAACTGTAAATGCATCACCCGTATCTGCGGATGAGACAACATAAGAATTAAAAATTACTAAAAGTCTTCTTGATGGAGCACTAAGAGTTGGTTTTCTAACAATCCTTGAATAATCATAATATTGTTCTCTTTGTCCTTTATCTAACGAATATTTTTCAGTAATATTTGTATTATTTCCAAGAGTAATTGCCTGAACTGTAGTTTCAATGTTTGACTCTTCAAATCTTATTAATTCACCTAAAACAAATTGATTATCTGTAAAATATGCAATCTCAACATTTTCACCGTCTACTCTAGTAACTAATTGTGCAACTGCTCCACTATCATCCCCAATTATTTTTTCCCCAACAACAGTGTTTGTGTTTAAAGATAAACCAGAAACTGTTGTTAACTTATCAAGGGTAGGGTCATTCTCATCTTGAGATTCTAAAATAGATACAATGTTGACAACATCAGGCACATTTAATGATATTTCTCTATCCTCTATTCTCAACCCATAAAAGGTATTAAGTGTTAATCCATTTGTATCAACAGATGCTTCGTTTTTTGTTTTATTAACAATAAATTTATTACTTCTTGTAAATTGCTTTGATTTATTTACAATTCCTTGTTTTTCTACTGTAACATTTAAAACCCCATTTCCACTATTTTTACTCAATCCACTAAATTGTACCTTAGATCCACCATCTACCAAACTAAATTGATCTCTTGTCAAGGTTTCCACTGTTCCGTCATCATAAACTAAAGAATATCTTTGAGTATCAAAATTAGTGTAGAAAGAACTACTTATTCCTAAGTTAGTAATTGTTTCCTCCACTGAATTAGTACCACTTATAGGAAGAGAACCTGATTGTGCTGAAATTGTTAGCGTAGAATTTGATAAGTTAACTTCACATATATTTTGATCGGTTAATTTAGCATATAATCCAGTATTTTCTTTATCAACGACAACTGGAGCTCCTATAGATACCGAAGTAGTTGTATTAGCTATCGCACCTACATTCACTCCAGTAACTGTTCCTGGATCTGTTAAAGTTAGAGTTTTTAAATCACCACTGATATCACTTACTCTATTAAAAGTAACATCACTTTGTCCCGATACTTGATATTGAATAATAGAATCTGTTTTTATTCCAGTAAAAGCATTACCTGGAGAAACTAATGTACTTCCGTTTAAAACACATGTATTAGATTCTGGTAAAGATGGTATTCTTGTTTTTTCCAATAAGGTATCAGCACTAAAATCAACGGTAAACCCAGTTATTTGACTTGATTGAAAGACTGATTTAATATCTTGTATAGTATATGCCCTTACACTTGTAATAGATCTAAATTCCTCTCCATTTTTAGTATCAATCAATAACTTTTCGTTTGGAATAAAGGCACCAGATGTTTGAGATAAAACTATTTCAGTTGCAGATGTAAATGCCTGATTAACGAATCCTGTGGCACCGCTACTAGCACCTCTGACAAAAACACTCTTTGATACAGAAAGTGCAGTATTTAATGTTAAAAATGTATATGTTTGAACATCAAATAAATGCAGATTCCATTGACTTGAATTATCTTCATATGGAGTATTTCTCAATCCAAATGAATATACTCTTGCCTTTCCTATCTCAAATTGACCTGTGTCAGCTGTTCTTCTAGAACGAAGAGAAACAGTATTTAATGCGTTTTCAGTTCCTATAACAGGTGTTCCAGATACATTATTAACTCTTAATATAGTTCCCATATCAAAAGGAACTAAAGCACTAGAAATATTTGCTTTATCTCTAGGTTTATCAAAATCTATAATTGTTGTTCCAGGTTGATTAATTCTAAAACCCTTTACATATGCTTTTCCAGAACTTATTTCAATACAACCCAAATCATCCGATGGAGTATTACCTTGCTCAGTTATTTCATTAGATTTGAATACTCCTCCGTTTGCAAGTCCAGTGTCTAGAGAATCTGCAACTTTTACCTCAAAATTATCCAAAGAGTAATTTCCAGATTCCTCAAATGTTCTAGCAGCAAGATATTTTTCTAATTCATTATAAACAGAAAAATCCTGTAATTTTTTAAGTTCACCCTCTCTTAATTTAACTAATTCTATAAAATCAATATCATTAGTATCTGTTAGAGATTTTTTTGATAGAGTTGCTGTAATTTTTAATCTGTCGGCACCAGGTGCTGCAAAATTTGAAAATCCTTTCGCATTATCAAACAGAGAAGAATCATCATTAGATGATACAATTGATTCTAAAATACTCAATCCAACTCTATATGATGGATTATTTGTATATGGATCTAACACTATAGTGCTTGTAGGAACACTTATGAAGGTTCCTCTAACAAAATATACACCTTCATTCATCTTTACGGCACTACCCACAGCTGAGGCGTTTGTAGACACCAATGTCGCTACACTTTCACCTACAGAGATTGTGGTATTTCCATAAGTTATATTTTCTAAAGTTATTAGGGGTTCACCATCTTCCAAACTTGCTATTAAATTATCAGTATTTCCTGTTAAATATTTTATGAAAATTGTGGTGCTTGTAATATCAGTTGAATCACTTGGTGTTTTACAATCATTAACTAAAATTTCTATACCTGAATTTTGACCTTTTAGTTTTTTACCTTTTAATTCATCAAGATAAAGTGATATTGGAAGACCTAAGTGTTCTGATTCTAATTTTACTGAGTGATATTCATTATCATATGATACACCACCAGGAAGAACCATTGATCCTTCCTTGAATACATGATTACCAAAGGATTTAATTTGGTTTTGAAGTATTGATTGAAGAGTGGTTAACTCTCTAGCTTGAACGGGTCTACCTGGTTTAAATAGAACCTTGTAAAAATTATTGTCTTCATTAAAATCATCATAATAAGGACTTATATTTAAATTTGTTTTCTGTGACATGTTTTAGAATTCCAGGATAACTTTAATGTCTTCTTTTTGCCTACTATCTCTAGTGATCAACTGCCTATTATCTAGGTAGATAATATCACCCGACTGATTATTTATCTCAGATTGTGCTATACCATTTTTAAATTCCACTCCTAAATCAATAATCTTAGTTCCTGTTGGATTTGTTGTGATGCCACTAAATGAAGTGTTAATACCAAGAGTATAAGTGCTAGTGCCATCAGTTCCAGTTATTGCACCCTGATCAGAAAAATCATATATTTGACCATTAGCACCGCCTGAGATACTATTAATGCCAATTGTATCTTGTTGATCTCCTGTGCCAGAATTAAAATACAATGATCTATCTTGATAATATTTAAGCACTGCTATTTTATTATTTGAATCCTCTGATATAAGATCAAAAGAAGTTACATAAGCTTTTGCCTTTCCAATAGTATTACTAGTTCCTACAACCTTAACATCTTGTTCAATTATATCTCCAATTTTAATATCAGAAGCAGATGGAAATGTATCTAGATATAAAGATTTAATTGATGAATACTGAGTTTGGTTGTATATTTCAGTTGAACCTATGGCAGTTGGATTTTTAACAATACCTATTTGAGCAAATTTGGTATCTATTGGAAAATCTTTTGTGGAATCATCAAATCTAGCATAAATTAAAACTCTATCTGCACCTAATTCCTTGTAAATATCAGATCCATGTCCTTTTGATGGTGGTATAATAGGAATTAATTTTGCATTAGGAGAAGATGGTTGTATATCCGTTAGATCAAGCATTCCGTAAGTGTACCCTTTTCCTCCAACTGATACTTGTACATCACTAATCTTGGTGCTTGTATCAACTTGAACTATTGCTCTTCCTCCAGAACCATCACCTACAATTTTAACCTCAATACCAT